CGCCGCGTGCCTGGTGATCATCGCGATCACCGCCTGGTACGCGATCGCCCCCTAACCCGGAGACCCGATCCGATGAGCAGCCACAACGATGCCTTGGCCGGCGCCCGCGGCATCGCCATCGGCGTGTTGGTTTCGCTGCCGCTGTGGTTGCTGATTGTTGGCAGCGTGATACTCTGGTACAAATGCATTGGGTAAGGACAACTTAAAACCCCGCCAGATTACGCTGGCGGGGCTTTTTTATATTGCGGCGCGGCTCAGGAACGCGCGTATTTTGCTCAGCGTGTCGTCTTCGGCTTCGCCAAATGTCATATCTTCTGGCGTCTCCTGCATGTAATCGTCCAGCGCGTCACTGATGATCATGTTTTGGCCTTCAACTTGATGAATTGGCCGGCGATGTTGCAGGCTTGCAGGATTTTGGCATCGTTACTGCCGTAAGCGATCAAGACAGATGGAGCGCCGGCATTGGCCGAAGCGCGTCGACCGTCAACGTGATGGAAGTAGAGCCGACCGTGTAGGAACAGCAGCGCATGTGCTTGCTCCCAAACGGTTTCAAAAAATAGATCGGTTTCAGTGCGTGCGAAGGTTAGCGCCATACCGGAGCTATGCTCGACCATGCGCCGCATCCAGGGACCAACGATCTTTGGGCCGCCATACGGTGGATTGAACCACACGCGGCCATGCCACGGCTTTAGAAGACCGTTGTCTGCGATAGTGTAGTGCTGCTTGGCCATGGGCCACGGGCGGTCGATCGGCGCGCAAGGGTCAAGGTCAAATGATTGCGAACCTCCCAGAGCGTCAATGATCTCCGGGGGCGTCAGCCATTCATCTTTGAGCATGGCCGCGCTTTGATGACTGCCCATGCCAAGATGACCTTGTTTTTCAAGGCTCATTTCTCCGTGTCCTTATCGAGCACAGCGCGGGCGACTGTTCGCATTTGCCAATCCGTGTTTGTATCAATGATCTCCCGCAGCGCCGCCTTCAGCGCCGCGATGCGGGCTTCCAAATCGGCAATCCGATCCCGATAGTTTCGAAATTCCATATCTATGTCGGCGTAATCACTCATTGCCCTGCATCCTTCTTGAGCGCGGCGCGGGCCTTCAAGAGATGCTCTCGCGTGATGTGCCCAAGTGCCTTGCTGAGTGACACCGCTTTAACGTTCTGCGCGAATGGTTGCAGCGCTGCCTCCAGCACCTTGATGCGGGCCTGAGCCTGCTCTAGCGTAGCTTTCAGTGCCTCAACGTGGGCCGTCTGTTTTCGGATCCGATCGGCGATTTGCAATGACGTGCTCATTCGCCTGCATCCTTATCGAGCACGATACGCGCTGCCGCTGCCGCGGGTGACTTGGGGTCGTGCCACTCGATTTCCCGCAACGTGGCTTCCAGCTCCTCGATGCGGGCGGCCTGTTGCCCGGCCACCCCCGCCACCAGCTCGGTCAGCAAATCATCCAGCGTATCACCGTGCCCGGTGACGTAGCCGTGCAGCAGCATCCAGACCGCGACATCGTTGCGCGGGTCGGTATCCGCCATCAGAACGGTTCATCCTTGCCCTCGACTTCACCGTCGTCGAACGCCGAGTCGGCAGAGGGGCGGCCGTCGAGCCGCCGGCGGCCTTTGCTTTCGATGATCTGAACATGGTTCAAGCCGAAGCTGACGCCCTTCTTGTTGTTGTAGGTCCACGCGAACGGCACCACATTGGCGCGCACCAGCTGACCGCTCCAGACTTCCTCAGGTAACAGGATGTCTTGCCGGTTGGCGTCGACAACGCCGGGCTTATTCTTCGACCACGGCTGAATGAAGGTGTGACCGGGATGATAGCCGTCATAGCTCTTTTCGCCGGCGTCACAGAACGGCATCTTAACCAACTTAAGATTGACGTTGTCACCAAAGTCTTTGCGCGCGACCTCGACGCAGGCATCTTGCAGCGCCTTGTACTTCGGCGACTTCTGCTGTTTCTCGTCGAAGATCAACGAGCATTGATAAACCGGCTCACTGCCCGGACCACGGGGACGCGGGGTGAACAAGCTCTGAAAGGAGAGGGTGGCGTAGGGGGTATTGATCGCGGCCATGGGGAAGGCCCTTTCTGTTGACATGAGTTGACATGAGCTAACGAGGGTACATGCATCGAAATAAACTTTATTGTCAATTTAAAATAACCCTTCGTCGTCGAACACCGATGCGGCGCGGGTCTGGTGCAGACGCGCGAACGCCGCGCACTCGGTTTGCCGCACGCACCAGCGGCAATGCGGGCCCGCGACTTCGGTGGTGTCGCCGTCTTTAATTTTCATGATGGCGGGCCTGACGTAGGTCGCACGCCACGTCTTCAACGCGCCCAGCGTCGTAACGTGCAAGCGCAGCGGCGTGTCCCCGGCACGCGGCTGGCAGATGGTCAACGTGACGTGGATACTCGGCCGTGTCGCCTCGACGTGATCCGCCAGCGCCAGCGCGTAGAGCTTGAGCTGCGGGCTTGAAGGATCGACGACGTGGCCCTTGCCGTATTTGAGGTCGACGACGTGGAGATCACCGGCGTAGACGCCGCAATCGAGCGTGCCCCAGACCATGTTATAGGTCTGCGGGACGACGAGACACTTTTCAAGCACGACCCTGGCACCGGGCAGGGCCCGAAGGTGCTCGACATACGTAATATACGGGTTCAGGGCCCGACACATACCGGGCGACACGATGTATTCGTCGCCCTCGACTTTGACTTTATCGGGCAGGAAAATATCTCCCTGCAGGGTCAGCTCGGCGACCGCATGCGCGGCGGTACCTTCGCGTGCATATTTCGATGACGGCCGCAGCATGTCCTTGGTCTTGGTGACGCTGGCCGGGCATGCCAACCACATCGCAGCAGAGGATGGCGAGCAGGCGGCGTGCTGGCTCATTGGCTCGCCGCGATATGGATCAAGACTGAGATCACCGCGAAAACGCCAAAGCTAACCACCGCGAAAATGCTAAGGCCAACGATCCACGGCATATCCTTACGTTCATGCGGTGTCATGTCAGCGCGCCGTTGTCGATCGCCTCGCGGATCGGCACAAACGCCTCCACCGGCAGCTCCCGGAACGACTTGGCGCCGTTACCGAAGCGCGCCAATAGCTCGAACACCTCTTTCTGGAAACCGTTGGCGTAGGCCGTCTGCAGCTCCTCGATGGTCTTTACTCGGATCTTCGCCACCTCAGCTGGGTCCATGCCTTCGGCCGACTTGGGCGGCGGCGGCATAACCAGGGGTGGCGGTGCGAGAGCAGCCTTCTTCGCTTCCTTGGCGGCACGCATCTTCGCAGCCGCGGCTTTCTGCTTTTCGGAGCGCTCGGGTTTTGCCGGTTTTGCTGCCGGCATATCCGCAAGGTTTTCCACCGGCATATCCACCCGGTTTTCCACCGGATGCGGCTCGCGCGCAGGGGTCGGGTCTTGAAACCGCTTGCTGTCGCGGTTCCTGGCCGCGAAATCCAACATATCTTCCATCTGGTCAATGACGTCGCTCAGGGTCTTGCCTGCAAACGTGATCTTCAAGGTTCAGTCTCCTATAGTTTACGGGGTTGCCGCCGCAGCAGCCGCAAGGCTTGGCGCAGCAGTCGCTTGGCGTCGGTATCGGTGACGCAGCTGATCAGCACCTCCTCGATGCAGCTGCGCGCCTGCGCTAGCCGACTGCTCATTCAGCAGCCACGGTGATTTCGTCTTCGGGGATGGCGCGCCAGCATTGCCATGGCGCGATGCTGTTGGCGCGCTTGGCCGCGAGCTCGGCGACTTTCCTGGTCGGGTACGGACCTGCGGCGACGCCATCGATACTCTCAATCCGGTACAGCATTGTCGGCTCTTCACTCACTCGGTAGCTCCTTCGGTGTCAAACAATTGGGTGAACTCGCGGGCCTTGCGGACCAAGAGGTTGTTGATGAGGTCATCGACGGTGCCGGCGGCCGACAGCATGCGGGCAACGACGCCATCTTGCTGGCCGATGCGATGAACGCGACAGGCGGCTTGGGCGTTGTCCATCGGGGTCCAAGAGCTTTCAACGAACACCACGTCGCTGCAGCTGCACTTGGGGCCGACCAGGGTAATGGCGGTGCCGGCGGCCTGGATGTTGCCGATGAACACCCGGCAGTGGCGATTGTTGAGAAACTTGTCGACCGCGGCTTCACGATCTTTTGGCGCGGTGGTACCGACCAAAACGGCAGGTGAGTACTCGCCAAGATGCCGGGACAGCGCGCCAATGACGTGAGCATGGTGCGCGAACACCAGCAGCTTGCGGTCTTCGGGTAGGTTATCGAGCATGTCGACGATATAGTCGGTGGCACCGCGCAACTTCGCGGCCCCCAGCATTCGGCGTAACGTCGCCATCGCGACGTTGTCGCCCAGCACCCGCAGCGCGGCGGTCACGACATCGAGGTTAGCGTCAGGGCTCGCGTCGGCCAGGATACGGGTGATCGCCCGCTCGAATTGTTCAGCCTCAGGCCCCGGCATCAGGCTGTGATCGAGCGGCACCGGGACTTGGTCCCATAGAATGGGCGGTAAGTCCTTGAAGACGTCCTGCTTCCTGACCCGGAGCATGAACGGCGCGATCAGGGCCTTGAGTTGATCCAAGTTCTTCGAGCCTTCGATGACCCGGATCATCCGAGCGCCGCCAAAGGTCTTGTGGGTGACCCGGCAGAAACGCTCCTCGAAAGCGTGACGGGGCATCAAGGTCCCGTTCGGGTTGGCAAGCCCCTGCGGCCAGCAGATCGACAACAAAGTGTAGAGATCGCCGGCGTGGTTGCGCATCGGGGTGCCGCTCAGCGGCACGATCTGCCCGAGCTTGGGCACGGCACGGCGTAAAGCTTTAACCCGGTTGGTGTCGGCGGCGTTGTAGGCGTGCGCTTCGTCAATCGCGGTCATGTCGAAGGCGGTGCCGGTGGCGAGCGCCTCGGGGATCGGACCCGGCTTCTGCGACATCAGGCCATGGCTCACGATGTAGTAGTTACCCGGCTTGTTGAGATCGGCAGCGGTTCGGACCACGACAAAGCTGGCTTTGGGCTGCCAAAGCTTGATCTCCCGCTTCCAGACCAATAGCGCCGAGGCCGGGCACAGCACCAGCACGCGCGTGGCCTCGCGCAAGCGCACGGCCTCGATGAAAGCGCGGCTCTTGCCGATGCCCATGTCGAGAGCGAGGTAGGTCGGACGGCCGGCGGCAATCCTGGTGGCGCCCTCGAGCTGATGCGGAAATAGCGGCGCGGTCATTGCCACTCCCCCGTGTTCAATACCGACAGCAGGCGGGCGATGGCCAGCCCAGTTGCGATGCCGGCGGCCAGCAGCCCAAACAACACCAGACAAATCGTGGCGAGGGTCATGCGAACAGCTCCGGGATCTGGGGGACAACGCAACGGACATAGTACCAATTGCCGATCAACAGCGCTTCGGCGCGATCGGCGTCTTTCTTGCGGTTGAGGCGCTGATTGTGCTCGGGCCATTTGCGAATGGCGAGCGCGCGCGAGGCTTCCTTGTCGCTGCGCAGGCTGTGAAAGGACTTCCACTGCTTGGGCGTGACCTGCGTCAGCGGCAGCCGCAAGGCGCCGGTGACGCCGTGGATGATACCGACCCCCATGCCGAACTTGAAGGTCGAGGAGACCCCCTGCTTGGGCATCGCGTGCACGTTCTCAACCACCAGACATTCCACCTTCATGTCGCCGAGCGCGTGCGCCAAGGCGGTGCTATCGAGCATGCCGTTGACGGTCTTGAGGTCGTCGACGAATACGGGGGTGTGGTCGTGAAACACGGCCATCGCCGCATGCACAGCTCCAGGATCAATGGCGGCAAAGATCATTTCGAGGCTCACTCCTTAAGCAATAACAAAGCCATGACCGCAAACGCGGTGGCAATACAGGTGATCGAAAACAACTCAATGTCAGTCACGGCATCAACATCAGATACGCGATGGCGTACAAATAAACGCCGAGGCCGGTCAGCATGGCGGCGACCGCAGCGGTTTCGAGCAGCTCATCGCGGGTCATGACCGGGTCGCGCTTAAGCGCTTGAGCAGTAGATCTAGGTCTCCGTTGCCCGGGATCAGGGCCGCATCCAATCTCTTCTGCATGTCCGCTAACGGATCCGGTCGCGGCTTAAGTTGCCGCCAATCCGTCTTTTGCTCGGTTACTTCCTCAACCGCCAATACTGCGTTGACGGCTAACAACAGCAGCATGACCCATAGCGGCACCATCGCTACCAACATCATTTTCGCGAACCCTTGTGTTCGAGGTGAAAGTCTTTGATCAGCGCGTCCATCGGGGTCTCGATCAGGCCGGCGTCCTGCGCCAGCGCGAACAGCGCGGGGGCCCAAGACCCGGGTACGCTGTTACGATTGACCCAGCCCTGCACCGTATCGGCCGACGGCGGCAGGAAGCCTTTCGCCATCAGCTTCTCGGTGGTCGGCCCGACACCGCCAAGTTTCTTGATGATATCCCGGATTTTCCACACCGGGGTATCGCGGGCGAACAGGGTGCGGTCGCGCTTGGGCATCGGTTTTCAGTTCTCGATCAGCTTCACGGTCTTGTAGTGGGTGGCTTTAATGAAGGGTGCGATCGCCTTCTCGCCAAAAGCCTCGGTGATGGCCTTGCGGTCCAGGGTTTCGCGCACGCCCGGCTGGATGAAGGCGTGATACTGATCACCTTCAAGGTTGGCGCCGTCGGCCAGCAAAAGTTTTCTCAGTTCATCCTCGCGGTCGGCCAGGATCTTGATCTCTTCGCGCACCGCGGCAAGCTCGTCGGCGGGGTGGACGTTGGTGAGCAGGGTTGCAGGTTTCAGCAAGGTAGGTTTCTTGGCGGGCATGGGAATGGATATCTCCTTCGAGGTTGTCCCTACCATATCTGACAAAAATACATTGTCAACCCCCTTTTTACGAGATAGGGTTTTTTCTTTGCAAAGGAGCCCCACAATGCCCAGACCCACCCAAGACCTACACCTCGACTTTGAGACCTACTGCGAGCTCGACCTCAAGCAGGTCGGCCTCCACCGCTACGTCGCGCACCCGTCGTTCCGAGCCACGACCGTAGCCTGGAAGCGGCAAGGACTGCTGCGGATCCACGTGATTTCAGCCCACGGGCTGCCGCTAGAGCTGGTGCAGGCGCTGGGCAACTCGGACGTGCAGGGCCACGCATTTAATGCGGCATTTGAAACGGCGGTATTAAATAAATTGGGGATTTTAATCGCCAATCCGCTCAGTTGCACCATGCAACGGGCGCTTTCCTACGGATTGCCGGGAAAACTGGAAACCGCAGCCGCCGCGCTCGGGCTTAAGCAGCAGAAGGACATGGCCGGGCACCGGCTGATGCTGCGGATGTCGCGGCCGCAAAAACCGGGAGATGCGCCCTGGACGGACGCGGACTATGCACGTTTAGCGGACTATTGCGGCCACGACGTCGAGGCCGAGGCGGCAGCGGCAGCGGTGATCCCCGAATTGCAGGGCGAGGAGCAGGCGCTATCGGAACTCGACGCCCGCATGAACATTTCGGGGGAACTCGGCATCGACTTCGACCGGGTGTTAGCCCTACAAGCCGCAGCGGTGGCCGCTGAGCGGCTGGATGCGCAGCGCTGTGCTGAACTGACCGCAGGCGCAGTGACCTCGCCAGGAACCCAGACTGCGCGGCTGCTGGCCTGGTTCGCGGGCCGTGGGCTGCGACTCGCTGACGTAGCACGGGCAACCGTCGAGGAGGCGTTGGCCGAGATCCCGTTTTTGGCGCAGGACCTTGCCGAGGTGTTGCAGATCCGGCTGCGAATGGCGCGGGCCTCGACCCGAAAGTTGCAGCGGATGCTGGATAGCAGCGATCTCAAGGACGGCGCGCTGCGGGGCCAGTTCCAATTCTGTGGCGCCGGACGTACAGGTCGGTGGTCCGGGCGCGGGGTGCAGGTGCAGAACCTACCCCGGGTTCCGCCGGGCTTCTCACCGGAGCTGTTCGCTGCGATGGCCCGCGCCGCGGCTGCGGAGGGCGCTGGTGCGTTAAACGCGGTGGCGGCTGCTGCAGTGCTGGATTGCGTGTCGTGGTCGCTGCGGGCCTGCCTGAAGGCCACAGACGATCGGCACGCGATGTGGAGTTTCGACTTCGCGCAGATCGAGGCGAGGGTGCTGGCCTGGCTGGCCGGGCAGCAGGATATTCTGGCGGTGTTCGCCTCAGGCGAGGACGTCTACCGCTGGGCCGCCGGGCAGTTCGGTTCCTCGGACCGGCAATTGGGGAAGGTGCTGGTGCTGGCGCTGGGGTTCGGGATGGGGGCGGTAAAACTACGGGAACAGGCCTGGAAGTCGTATGGGGTGCGGATGACCGCCGACGAGGCCGAGCGGTTCAAGACCGAATGGCGACGAGCCAACCCCCGGATCGTGGCGTTCTGGTACGAAATGGAGGACGCCGCGAAGGCGGCGATCCTCAGCCACGGCCGGGTGGTTGCGGTCGGCGGCTCGGGAGTGGCGTTCACCTGCAGCGCCCGGACCCTGCAGATGCGGCTGCCGTCGGGGCGGGTATTGTACTATCAGCGGCCACGGCTGGACCACGTGACGGGGTCGATCTGTTACTGGGGCACCGAAGTCGGCGGCCGCTGGGCGGAGATGCGGACGTGGGGCGGCAAGCTGGCGGAGAACGCCACCCAAGCCGCGGCGCGCGACATCATGGCGGAGGCGATGTTGCGGGTATGGCGGCGGCGGCAGCAGGTGCCGCTGATGACGGTGCACGATGAGCTGGTCTATGGCTGGGCGCGGGACCATGACGCGAGCGCCTTGCAAGATCTGGAAAATCTGTTGCTGGAACCGCCGCCGTGGGCCGGCGGGCTACCCTTGGCTGGCGAGAGCAAGCTGATGCGGCGCTACAGCGTGCGGGTGGATAAGCCCACCGGGACAATTGCCAAAGCGGCCTGAAAGGGCGGATCATGACCGTTCAGTGATCGGCAAAAGGAACGGCCCCCGTGGTTGCGCACGGGGGCCGAAACCAAGGATGTAAATCTCTTCCCGTCAAGAAAAGGAATTACAACGTGCCTCATGATAGCGATACCGCGCGGTTTCTCCAAGCGATTTTTCCGGACTACGAAAAACACGCGATTTTCGCCAGCGAGCATAACGACATAGCAGAGAGCTGGAAGCAGTTCCGTAAGCTCGAAAGTCTCGACTTAACTTGCGACTGCTATCTGTCGCATGCGGCCTACCCGAATGACGGCAAAACGACGCGACGGGGCCGGGCCATCGAGGCCCGAGCGTTGGTGATCGATGATGTCGGCACCAAGGTGCCGGCGGCTGACGTGCTGCGAGTTTTAGGTCCGGTAACATGCGAGGTGCTGACGTCGGAGGGGAACGCGCAATGGTGGTACCGGCTCAAGCAGCCGGTACCACGCTGCGATTGGAAGGGGTTCTTTCTGGAGGTCGAGCGACTGGTCGGATGCGCGCTGGATGGAGAGGAAATCGGACATGTGTTCCGGCTGCCGATGGGCGTCAACACCAAGCCGGTGAGGTCCGGGTTCAAGCCGCGTCTGGGGCGCTCGAACCCGGAGGTGCGGCTTGACGCGGCCGAGATCCTGCTGTTCGCGCCGGCCGGGCCTGCAGGCGTGCAGGTCTCCAAAGGTCATGCGGAACCGGTTCCAGACATCGTGGCCTTCGCCAGGATCCTGCCCAACCCGGAGGAGGCATGGAACGACCGTCATGCGTGGGTATGCCGGGCGCATCAGTTCAAGGCGCGGGCCCCGGATGAAGTCGCGGCATGGGAGGCCTTCAAGCTGTGGTCAGAGAAACATTCCAGTCACGATCCGGCGAAGCTGGAAAAGCTATGGGACAGCATCGGCACGCCCAACACGCTGGGGTTCGAGCTGCTGGCGGATGTCGAAAAGGCTGATCCTACGGCCTACGCGGCGATCATGGGCACCCACGAGAAGGCCAAAGCCGTGTTCGATGACAACCCAGAGCCGCCAGACCCTTTTGCCGGGTCGCAAGCTGTTGAGTTCTTTGTCGATCAAGAGCGGTCGTCGATCGAAGTCGTGAAACACTTTGCGGGGCGGCTGCGCTGTGTTGGACGCGGCGACTGGCGCGAATTCGACGAAGGCACCGGACGCTGGCGGGAATGGACCGGGGAGCACATGTTGCGGCGGGTGCTGGAGCTGGTGCGGGAACGCAAAGGGAGGGCGCTGGACCCGGAGGTCGCTAAGAAGCTGGCCTCGGTGAAGTTCATTGAAGGGATCGCACGCGCGGCGGCGCTGCACGTCTCGGTAATCGCCAAGACCACGGACTTCGATCGGGCGCCGTTGTTGCTGGGGGTGCCGTCGGGGGTGATCGAGTTGCGGCCAGGGGCGTCGAGGGCGGTACGGCGGGGGCGAGCGTCGGAGATGGTGTCGAAAGCGATGTGGGTCGATCCGGCACCGGCCGGGACGCCTTGTCCGGAGTGGACTCGGTTCCTGACCGAATTCACCCGGCAGGATCCATCGTTGGTGGAGTGGCTGCAGGTGCGGGCCGGCTACTGCCTGACCGGGTTGATGGACGAATACATTATGCCGTTCTACCACGGCTCGGGCGGCAACGGCAAAAGCGTGTATCTGAACGCGCTGCGCTCGGTGTGGGGCGAGTATGGGGCGCAGATCGAGCATCGGCTGCTGTTTGAAAAGACCGGCGGCTACCACCTGGCGCCGTTGGCGGTGTTGGCAGGGGTGCGGCTGGCGATTGTCACCGACGTGCCGCAAGCGGCGTCATGGGACGTGCACATCATGAAGATGCTGACGGGCGACGACGCCATCACGGCCAACCGCATGCATCAGAACCCGATCACGTTCAAGTCGACGGCGAAGGTCGATGTGTCCGGCAACGGCGAGCCGGTGGTCAAGGACATGGACGAAGGGGTGCGGCGACGGCTGAAGCTGATCCCGTTAACGGCACAGCCTAAGGTGATCGACAAGCAGTTGTCGCGGAAATTGCTGAACGAATATGGGGCGATTTTGTCGTGGGCGCTGGCAGGGCTGGACAAGTACTGGGCCTTGGGTGGGCTACCGGCATCCAGCACGGTCGATGAGGCGACGCGCGAATACCACAACATGCTGGATCCGTTTCAGAGATGGTTGGATACGGCAGTCGCGGAAGATCGATCGTCGGGGGCCAAGGTATTCGGGATAGATTTGTTTCGGTCATGGGATGCTTTCCGCAGCGGCGAAGGGCGACACAGCGTAAACCCTATCAATGTGTCTGCGTTGGTTCGCAAGATGAAAGACAAAGACTTCGATTTCAGCACGCTAGACGGACGAGCCTGTCTGAGGGGGTATAAACTTAATAAGAACGACCCCTTTAACGTGTTTTGAAGTGAGCTAAGTGAGTTAAGTGGCCGATTTCAGTATTCTATCTATTATGCGCGCGTTCACGGGTTAAAACATGGTAGGGGAGAATACTGCAACCGGGCACTTAGTTCACTTAGCTCACTTATATGCCCGTTAGCGTGCAGATACGACCGCGTGGCTGCGTAGGCGTGGTTTTACGGCCTTTTTCCTTGCCGCATATGCCATCAGCAGCTTTTCGACGCGCGCTGCCAGCATCAGGGTGCTGGCGTTTTCGCGAGGGACTGCTGTTGCATAGGCCTGCAGGACCTGCTCGAGCTGCGCCTTCAGTTCCTGATGCCGCAGGGCGAATTCGAGCAGGTCGGCGTTCTTAGCTGAGGCTGACAGCAAAGCTTTCTCGGCGAGGAAGACCGGCCATGCCGGATGGGCCTTGACGCGGGCGCGGATCTGGCCACGGAGTGAGGTCGGGATTGGGGTATTGAGGGTAAGCATGTGGGTTTTCTTTGGCTTATTGAGTTGCTTCAAGGGGTCAAAACGAGTTCATTAATTCGTCAATGCGGCGTTGCCGATACGCGTCAGCTGCCTTGATGTTTTCGGCAGTAATTTCGGGGAATTTAGCCGTTGCGTCAGCCAAGGCTTGCTTGACTGCTGCGCTATAGCGAAATCGCCATGCGATGGTTTCGGGGTCATCACGGTAAACGACGCGCTTTTTGTAGAAGGCCATTGGTTTTTTCCTGTATCGGTTTCGGTGGATCCAAGGATAATCGTGAGGGGGTTGATTGTCAACCCCCTGGATTAACATTAATCGCTGCAACCTTGGTCGGCCGGGCAACGGGGCCAATGCTGTTCGGGGAACAGCATCTCGCCGCAGAAGGACTGGCTGTTGACGGTGATCCAACCATGACGGTAGTTGAAATCAGCGTCGTTGACCTGCGGGCCATTGCGGAAGTCCTGTTCGATCACGGCGGTGATGCGGGCGTTGTAGAGGGCGCGAGCGGTTTCGAGGGTTTGCAGCGACTGATAGGCGGCGGTGACGGTTTTCTGGTTCGGGCTGCTCGGGTAACAACGCAGCGCCAGGGTTTGCAATTTCGAGATTTTGAGCGATACTGTGGTGTCGCTGGCAAGGATCTTGTGGATGGCGGTTTCGACTTTGTTGAGTTTGGTCATTGCTTTGCTCTCCGTTTCGATGGACACAATATAGCCACAAGGGGGTTGATTGTCAACCCCCTCGATAAAAATGTTTTGAAAGGAGATTAAGATTTGTCCGCCGTCATTCCTGCTGGTCCAAGAAAGAGCATCCCTTCGCAGAAAGGTGTAATGCTGTTCGGTGTCGAGCTGAAGGACGCGAGGGAAGAGCTTTTCGTTCGCATGGTCTGTGATGGTCTGGCGCTTGGCATCGCTTATGTGCGAGCTGGCTTCAAAGGCAAGAGCGTCACTGCGGCGTCGATGTTGTTTCAGTTGCCGCGTATCCAGCAACGAGCTGCAGCCATCCTCGAGGCGAGACGGACAACCGGCGTTGTCACACTCTCAGAGGTGACAGATATGCTGCAGCGTGTCTTTGCCGGTGCTCATGCCAAGGAGGAGTACTCAGCCGCGCATAATGCCGCGTTCTCCTTGGCGAGGCTGTATGGCCACGTCACGGACAAGGCGACGCTCGAGGTCATTCGCCGGCCAAGCCGGGATCCGGATGCGCCGAGCGAGCAGGTTTTGAGCGATTGGGTGGCGTCGTTGCCGGTGGTCGGCTCAAGCTCGGGACCGAGCTTTGAGGCGCTAGAACCTGCTTCAGAGGCCTTGGAAGGCCCGTCTCGCGACGTTCCCGCCGCGCCATTAGGGCCCGAGCCTCAGGGCCCGGTTCCAATGTTGTCCGCAGACAACATTGGGCAGGGCCCGGGCCTTGAGTTGTACGCGTACAACTCAAGCCCTCAGGGCCCGAGCGTTGTTTCACGTGAAACAACGCCGCCGGGCTCGGGCCCTGAGGGCCCGGGCCCTCAATCTGATTTGTTCAACGATGTCAATAGCTTAGGCGTGACGCGGGGGATGGAAATCGGAAACGGGGCCCCAACTCGGCCGGTAACTGGGTCCCCCCACGCGCGCGCACGCACCACGCCATTGGAGCCTCGCGCGCGCACACGCTCCCCCCTATTAGAAAATGGGTCCCCTTTTGCCGATCAAGGTACCACAACCCCCACAGGGGACGACTACCCTAGCGCGGAACAGCTGTTTTGAAGTCGACCCAAGCCATGCGCGATCGCTGCCGTGAATTGTCGACGCCGAGCGATGATTACGACCGTGCCGTGATCTGCATTCTCGATGATTTCGAGACGCTGCTGGCGCAGCTCGACCACAACACCGCGACCATGGAGCTGGCCCGCGCCCGCATCGAGGCGCTGCAGCGTCAATTGGCAGCTCGGCTCACCACATGAAGATCATCACCGGCTTCAAACCGCAACCGGGACCGCAGCACCACTTCCTGACCTGCCCTGCCGATATTGTCGTTTATGGTGGTGCTCGCGGAGGTGGTAAGAGCTTCGCAAGCTTGGGCGAGTTCTGGTGTCACGCCGAGGATTGGGGTCCGCACGCCAAAGGCCTGATGCTGCGTCGCTCCAGAGAAGATCTGAAAGACACCATCGACATGGCGCGCCAAATGTATGGCAGCGCTGCCGAATGGAAGGATAAGGAGAAGCAATTTAGGTTTCACAATGGCGCGGTGTTTCACATGGCGTATTTAGAAAACGACGCCGACGCGATGAATTACCAGGGCTGGTCTCTCACCCGGGTTTACGTCGAAGAACTGACCCAGTACGCCAGCCCTACCGGAATTTTCAAATTGTTCGCGACCCTGCGCACCCCATCGGGCGCCCGCTGCCAGTTTCGTGCCACCTGCAACCCTGGCGGCCCGGGTCATCATTGGGTTAAGCAATGGATCATCGACAACGGCGCCTATAAACCGGTCAAAGACCTCGAGACCAATCTCATTCGAATTTTCATTCCGGCCAAGATCTCCGACAACCCGGCGCTGCTGGATCACGACCCGGCCTACATCAATCGCTTGCGCGCTTCCGGCAGCCCGGCGCTGGTCAGAGCTTGGCTCGAGGGCGATTGGAACGTGATCGAAGGCGCGTTCTTTCCGGAGTTCGATCCCTTAAGACACGTGATACCGCCGCTACGCATCCCCTTACATTGGACCCGCTTCCGCTCCATGGACTGGGGCTCAGCCACCCCCTTCAGCATCGGCTGGTGGGTTGTGGTTCAGGACGATACCATCCACGACAACAAACGCCTGCCGAAAAACTCCATCGTGCGCTATCGCGAGTGGTACGGCGCCTCAGGCCCCAACAAAGGCCTGCGGTTGCCGGCGGATGCGGTCGCCAAAGAAGTGGTGAGGAGGGAGACCGATGCCCGAGGATTTCGCGAACCGATCGCCTACGGCATCATGGACCCTGCCGCCTTCGCGGTCGTGTCAGGTCCGAGCATTGGTGAGACGTTTGCACGCTGCGGCGTGTTCTTCCGGCGTGCCGATAACTCACGTGTCTCTACGCCGAAACGGATGGGTGGTTGGGATCAGATCCGCTGGCGCCTCAAAGGCGATGAACAAAACGACCCCATGATCTTCTTCGTCGACCATTGCCGCGATGCGATCCGGACCCTGCCAATGATGCAACATGACGACAACCGCCCCGAGGATCTCGACACCGAAGCCGAGGACCATGCGGTTGACGACATCCGCTACGCCTGCATGTCGCGGCCATTCGGCAACCGCCTCGAGGACGACGACGACCGCAATCCGCTGCTGGTGCGCAACGCCTTCAAGCTGGATGCCCTTTAGGGCCCTTCCCCGCAAGGTCTGCCGCGCTAGCCGACAGACCCCTGGAGGGGCTCGACGCGCTCGAGCGGTTGGGATTATAGTCCCGACCTTCTAGGGGAGCCGCAAGCCGCGATGACTGACGTTGGACAAACCACAGGCAGCCTCGGCGCCCACCGCGTGCGCGAGAGCTTCAATCCCTCCAAAGATAGCATGGTCGACAAGATCAAACGCTACACCGCCGACCTCATCGACCTCTGCGAAGACCTCAAACCGCTCGAACCGCGGCTCGCCGCCATTGCGCAAACCACCTATGAAGAAGCCGCGATGTGGG